CAGCCGCGCGTGCGGCCTCAAGCAAATTGGGTAGCCTCTCTCCAAACGCCTTGCCTAGTTCTGTGCCTGCACCGGTCAAGGCGACGTTGGCCTGGCGCATCATCTCAAAGTCGCTTACCGTGCCCGCCGCAGCTTTGCGCATAGCGTCCATGGAAACGCCGAATTCCGCAGCATTGGTTTTGAAAATTGCGCCGATGCCCTGTAGCGGGGCCGCATTGATGGCAAGCTGCCCAAATGACTTCGCCAATCCGAGGATACTCTTCGCAGCCTGCTTTGCACCGTCTACGAGCAGCTGGACACCGACGTTGGCAAAGGCCCTGCCGACTTTCTCAGAGAAGGATGTGGCAGTTTTCGTCGCACCGCCCAGGCCGCTTTTCCACTTTGTGGTATCAGCAATGATCTGCGTGACTAATTTTGCAACATCAATCGTCGCTGCCATTGTGCCTCTTTCGCTTGTCTACAAACGTGCCACCGAAGAGTCGATTGAGTATCTTGAGCTTGTCAAACAGTTGATCTGGCGTCTTCTTTTTCACCGCCTGTTTGGGTCCGAACTTTGGTATGAACTGATCCAGACGGAAGGCGGGCTTTCCTTTAGCTCGGCCCATCGCATTGGCAACCGTGGCGGCGACAATGGCCGACCTGAAATCGGCGCGCTTTTCGCCAAACGGTTCTACCTGATAGTAATCATGCCATTCCCGATAGATGCGGAATGGCATGCACGCCAGCATGGCGTCGGGATTGGCATGACCGAGAGCCAGAGCCAGGCGGAAGGCGAAACGCCGTGCTGGACGCATGGTCAGTTTGGGATTTCTTCTTTGGCGACCAAACCAGATAACTCTAGCACCGCGGTTGCTATTTTCACGACAGCATCACCGCCTTTTTGCGCCAGCCTCTTCGCGTCACCGTCGACGAAGATGCGTTCCTCTTTCTCGTTGATCACGCACCTGGCAACGATCCACGGCATGCGACCCCTCGCTTTGCTCGGATCAACCTTACCTTCTTCGTCGGCCATGCCGAAACCGATCTGTTCAACCTCGTCGGCAGTCAGTTCACGAACGAGGACAGTACCACCCCACGCCGGAATCTCGATCTCTTGTGTCTTGAACCCGGCAGCAAGAATGGCCTTGCGGTCAGTCAAAAAGTCAACCATAGAATTCGCTCCTTGGAATTGTATGTCAGGTTGTTATGGTTAGTGTCGGCTTGCCAGAGACCTTAACGCCTACATCGGCGGTTAGTTCGCCTTCCAGTGGCACTGCGCCGCTGAAGCTGTTCGGGTAGCCGTCAAACGTCCAGACAGCTGTACCTGTGCATACATGCAACGTGAGTTCCCAGGCTGGCAGCGTACAACCATCTTGTTCAAACGAACCGAGCAACCCGGTGCCTACAGCCGTGCCGTGATCGGCATCGGTTGGGTCAAAACCGATGGCAAACGACAGGTTGCCACCGTCAGTGATGCCAGGCAGAAATGTCCGGTATGGCGTGCCACCAGTGATACCGTCATCGTGATCGGTCACGTCGATGTCACCACGTGAAAGATCGGGAAATCCAATGTCTCTGACCTGACCAACGGCACTGTAAGCCGTGCCACCGGCGGGGTCCCACTTCAATTGTGAACCAAATGAAGGACTGTGCGTCATGATATGTGTCTCCTTTTCCAGTCACGGGAGCTAACTCCCGCCTCACTTTTTCTTTTGGAAAACCGTTGACCTGCCGTTCTTTTTCCACACGGCAAGCCAAAAGCCACGAATGTCTTCAACTATTGCCAAAGGGCCAAATAGCCGTTGCAGGTCGGCTACACTCCATATATGCTTGACGTGCGCCGGATTGGGGCTGGCCATTGGCACGTCAACGATAATCTGGATACGAGCAATCCGCTTCGCTTCTCTAACGATGTCTTCAGGATGTTCTAAATGTTCTAGCACCTCACTGAGAACAACAGTGTCAAAACTGCCGTCTTCGATCTCTCTAGCGAATTTGAGGATGTCTGCCAGAACGAATTTAGCGTGCTTGTTCCGGCAATGTTTCTTTGCATAGCCAATGGCAACCTTGCAAAAGTCCACGCCGGTGTACTCAGCATCTTTGATTTTGTCTGCCAAAACGCCAAGTCCGCAGCCTAGATCAAGTACAGAACCGCCGTCTATGTGCCTCGACGCCCTGTCGGCCCAGTGGTTAATCAGGGTCATGGCCCGTGGTACACCGATGATCTGTTTTGAGTAAACCTGGTCGTAATAGCTTGCCTGTTTGACCTCACCCATGTGCTACCCCTGTTATGAAAGACCAGAATGTGTCTGGCGCATCCTGACTAGCCTGAAAATCTAGCCAATCCCAAAGCGCTTGAGTATCCCCAACCAGTACCATCTTTAATCCTGCTGCTGCGGCCTCCACGACACTCCGGCAATACAAATCGCCAAACACCGGAGCATACCAAAATGTCTCGTACTGTGCGAGCAGCCCCGGCACGTCTCTGTGTGCAATTTGTCCGCAGTAGTAACAAGGAGGAACGATGCGAATGTGGGGATCGTTCATCTGACCATAGAGATCGATCCGCTTGTCATTGCACAAGGACCAGTCCACGGCATATTGAATTCCCTTACCTGCTTCGATGCGCCCTAACCAGATGATACCTTTGCGTTCCCCATCGTATTCCTTAACAGTCTTCGTTATTCCCTCCATGTCCACAGGGATATGAATGTAGGCTTTGGGTACATTCACCTGGTAGTGGAACATGTCCCATTGCTTTGGACTGTTGAACATCACGAGTTTTGCGTTGTTTAGAATCCACCGACGCAAGACAGGCGAACCATAAGGCCACAGGTCGTGTATGTGCATTACGACAGGTTTCGTTTCTAGAACCTCGATCCACCGTTTGCCATACGTGATGACATTGCCAAGTACAAAAATGTCAACGTCAGCAGGAGGACGTTTGCTAGGAGGACACCTGACAACTTCCACGTCCTGTGAGGCGTGTGCAATGAATATGGAATCGCTGATTTCCGCACCGCCAATGATACCGAAACTGTCAGCAAGCCAGCCGACTTTCACCATAATTCCCTCTGGACTTTAGCTAAAAGTGGTTCCCAATATTGCTCCATCACGACAGGCCAGTCATAGTTTGTTCTAATGAACTCTGTACCGCCACCTGCCATAAACTCCTTGGCTTCATCCGATAATTTATAGAATCTATCAAGCGCGTCCACGATCCGTTCTATGCTTGCTTGCTGCCACCAGTAGCCTAACTGTGGAACCCAAAACGGTTGTAGCGGTTCGATTGCTCGACCATTTATGGTCAGTTCCTTCATAGCGGAACAGTCCTGTGTGATAACCGGCGTGCCGCAGGCTTGTGCCTCACAGTTATGCATTGCAAATCCATGGATCACATAACTATGATCCTCCCTTACTTCCAAGTTGTACACAAGACCGGTATAAGTTTCCCGTTCAATAGAGCGTATAGGAACATATAAATAATTTTCATGTTCAATAAAATATTGCCCTTGACGCCCACTATGTTTTGCGGGCAAAACTCCTATGAGCGTGGCAAATCTGTCACTCTGCTTGCCCTCAATGGTTATGGTAAATTCTTCATGTTTGATTTTATTGCGCTTATGACTATGCACTGTCGCTAATATCCCAAATCCCAACAACAACCTTCTCAGTTCATGGGCAAGCCTTCGTGAAGATGTACTATATCCAAATCCCCCAGAAAGTCGATGCCCATCCCCCCACCAAAAACCTGTAAGGAAACCCTGTGCAAATTTCTTATTGTGCAAAGCCCATTCCATAGGTATGTGTTTCTCAGGTGCACTGCTGCCACAAGTTCTTTTCAAAACTTGCGCCAATGCCTTGTTGCATGTATAAAGTCGGCTACTATAACTATTCTTACGATGGAGGATATTTGTTGACAATCCCCATTCTTTTAAGATGTCCCCAATGATCTTGCGATAACCGACTTCTTTCCGATGTGATGCAAACTCAACAGTATAAGTATTGCTTATTGAACCTTCGGCAGTATAGTATCCGAACAACAAGCCGGTCCGATAATTCAAGGACATTTGTGCTGGGATTGATCGCTTGACAGATTGCCAACCAAGTTTCTTGCTTGCTTCTAATACTGCCTGGCGGATAGTTTCATTTGTTGGTCTATCATAACCTCCCAACACACGACATACACTTGTGAAAGATACTTCGGCAACTTTAGCAACATCAGAAAACGTAACGACATTGTCACTTCCGTTGCTATACTTGCTTACCAGTCTCCCATTTGTCTCTTTTACATCAGTGAAACATCTCAGGTCAACAGTGTCCATTGTATCTTTAATCAAACATAAGGGAATAACCAAGAAATCATTTTCTGTAAGATCAATTGCACATATCCATTCGGGTTTCAATCCGCGCTTAAGAGCACGTCTTACGCTAATGAATCGACGATAAGGCGGTTGTAATGCATAAACGGGATGTTCCTTTGTCAATCGGATTTTCTCATTCAACCCCACCATGTCTAAAGATATAATTTCTTCGTCAGCTATATGTCTAGATTCGCAATACGTTGCGGTACTATATTGCCCCTTATGCGTTAAAACTCGATCCATTGGCTCTATCTTCTCAATTGTCTTTATTCCGCTGTCTAGATAGACTAACTGCCCTGGCAAAAAACAGATCGGTAACCCAAACCCCTCTCCCATGCTTGGTGAGAGTAAAACGTCACTTGCTCTGTAAACCATTGCCATTTGTTCGTCAGGTATGCCAACTGCAAGCTCGCCTTGGTCAGGGAAGGTGATAGGAACCTTTGTCAATCCCAACGCCTCAATTGCCTGCCCGAAATGAATACCCCGTCCCTGACTGCCATACGGCTCTCCCGTCGTATGGAGATAGAGCATGGCCTCTGAGTGATCCTGATAAAACTGCCCAAACGCCTGTAGAATTTCCATCCAACTTTTGCGCATTGGATAGCCCTTGTTTGCCGCCACTACTGTTACGAGATACCTGTCAAGCGGTATGCCAAGTGCAGCCTTAGCTTTGTCTTTGTCCCCTGGACAAAACAATTCACAGTCTATGCCGAGCGGGATGTAGTCACACTCAAACCCGGCTTGTTCAATCTGCGCCTGTCCATATTTACTCATGGCCACCGGATAGTCTATGGTCTTCAGTCGTTCTCTCATTCCACGTGGAATGGGTTCGCCGTCCACGGGAACCCAGGCGATCCATGGGCATGGGAGGTTGCGGCGGGTGTCGGCCGGTAGTGCCCAGATGTCGTACAGGGAAATCACCACATCTGCTGCAAAATGCTTCGCGTAAAATCCCAACATGCCCGGGCGCGTTGGGTAAACTGTGATGCCCTGCCACTTTATGGAGCCGCCACTCAATCCAGAATTGGAGACGATGGCTACATCGTGACCCAACTCAACGAGGCGAGGTGCGAGATTTTTAATCTGGCCTCCATAGCCCGATTTAAGCCAAGGAGAATTCGTGAATGTCAGGATTCTGATGATTCTCTCCCTACTTAGACAGAATGTTCTACCATAACGTCGATAACCTGACGAAACATTTTCAACGCATCTTCTCTCGTTGCAAAACGGTTAGCAATGAAGGCATATCCTACATCGCAATCATCACTCTGGTATCCGCTCCACGCTTGGAAGAGCTGGTCACCGCCTAGCTCCGCCTGGTCTCCGGTTTTGGCGTAGTAGTCAAACTGGACACGGGAGACTGTGCGTGTTACCGGATTATTGACGTTGCTGTGTGTCCGGTACTCAGCGTCGTTGTCAGAGACAGGCGAGTGGTGAACGAGTGCTGGCAACGTCACGCTCTCCGGGAGTCGGTCAGGATAGCACCGACTCCCAATCAGAGCAGACAGGCCTGCATGCGTGGTGCACCTGTCAAAAACGACGGCGCGAAGGCCCATGTTACGCCGCCACTGTAACTACGGTATCGGGTGACAGGGGACGGTAGAACATATACCACTCGATCACCCCATCCTGAGCAGCAGAACAGGTCGCCACGATCTCGCCAATCGGAACCAGCCAACGCATTTCCGGTACGACCATCAATACACCAGCTGCGGTCGGTGTCAGAACACCAGGAGACGCTGCCGTGAAGGTGTAGGAAGTACCGACTGCATTGTTATCGATAGCGACAGTCGTCGAGAGGGCTGTCGTAGCTGCCGGTGCGGCAACATTAGCGTTGATCGTGCAGTTGGCAGCACCGCCGATCAACGTGGTGACAATACCGATGAAGTCGGTCACCATGATCGGGCCGCCGGTAATGGTGAACAGGGGATCGTCGCCGTTCAACACATTGCCGTCAAGTTTGGCGATTGCAACTTCTTGTACTACTTGAAGATGCTCAAGACGTTCGAGCACCGAGCCGTCTGCATTGTGCTGGACGTTGCCAGACACAAACGGTGTCGTTGCATCAACTTCATTTGTACCTATCGCGCCAAAAAGCGAGACTGCCGAGGCCGCTGTAGCCGCTGCGGCTGCAACGCCGTTCGAGCCGATGGCGTCTACGAGGGAACTCGCCGCGCCAACTGGCGTACCAGCGCCAACGTTTACGGCTTCCTGGATTTGTTCGAGGCGTTCCAAGATTGAACCGTCCTCATTTGCAACTACCACGTCAGTCAGTGCATCGTTGTTCGCATCATTGAGGCCGACGAAGTTGGTTGGTGAGTCGGAAGGCACCCCGATCAATTGTCCGGTCTCGCCGTCTGCATCTACTGCGTAGTTCTCAAACCATTCGCAGGCAGCAGCGACGATGGTGATGTCAGGGTCAAGACCGGTTGAGGCAATCATGTTGCCTACGATTCGCCCCTGCGTAGCAGCCATCAACGTGATGCCGGGCAACCCGTCGGCGACCTTGATCACATTGTCCTGGATAACCACATCTTCACAAGCCGTAGTGTCATTGGTGATGCCGGCGTTTGAGTATGTTCCCTGGATCACATTGTCCTTCACAACCCATCGGTGTGATGCACCCGTGAACTTGACAGCATCGGTTGCACCGGCCGCAGCGTCGTCGGTGTAGAACTCGTTACCGACGATTTTCGTTCTGTTACAGGCTGCCTTCACGTCCACAGAGAGTACAAACTCGTCCACGCCTGCGCCGTCCTCGCCGACCATGAATTCACAGCCAGCAATAACGGTGCCGGTGATAGTCGTTTCAATATCCACACCAATCAACACATCCGTGACAGCCGGTTGGAAGCGCAAGCCAACGACGGTGATGTTGTTTGCCCCAATGTTGACACTCGATGCAGCGTTGTTGAAGTCGATTCTCGGCTTGCTATCGCCGCTTCCCACACCGATGACGTAGACATCCGGTAAGTCCATGTCGATCTGGGCAGCCGCCAAGTCCTCAACGTGGTTCGGCAGCACCCACACAATATCGCCAGCCAGGAGCGTCTTGCCAAACGCCCCATCGATAGTCGCCAGTGGAGCCGTTGGGTCAGTGCCGGGGTTTGAGTCACTCGCGCTGGCATGTGTGCTACTGACAAAATAATGCGTGACCGCACGCATCCAGGTAGCATTGCCCATGCTGTCGACCAGGTCCCGGTTGTAATCATCCGGGTCCCATTCAGCAAAGTGATTTTTCAACCAATCGTTCGTTCTTAATGTCATCGTACCAAACTCCTTATCTTCTTTTCCAGCGACTTTGCCACAACGTACATCGCCGGTAACTTCATTTCGTCTATCGCTGGCCTGAGGTACGCACGCTCAGGAATCGTGTAGGTCGCTGAAAGGGCCAGGGCTTTCCACATCGGGTTTCTCGTTTCAGACCACTTGGCCCAAAAGAAGCGTCTTTGTCTTGGCGTAATTTCCACCGTGACGCCAAACTCATGAGCAGCACCGTAGACTGCATCAACCCGCACATCAACTCTATACTGGTTGATCTTGCGTGGCTTAATGCCGTCGATCAGGTTGCCGGTGTCAAAGAGTCCCTTAGCAACTGCATTATCACGAGCTTGCAAGGCAATCACCCAGGCTCCGTCTTCAATACAATCTGCCAAGTCGCTGCCAGGTATTGCATGCCCTAGAGCGACAATCTTTTTCTCAAACTGTAGCAAATTGAACGCTTTTTGTTTGAAGGCCATTACGTTACCAAACCATATGTCATGGCGAGTCCCAAACTCCAAACTTTCGCGTGGAGCGATGAGCGTTTACCGCCCATCCGTCCAGAACCTATGCCTGTTGGCTGTCTGGTTCCTGCTTCACAGTGGGGCCTTACCGCACCCCAACTCCACAGGCAATTCGGGGCCGTTTGCCCCTTCACTTTGTAGTTCATACCACCGTCCCACCAACGTTGACCCGTTCGAGGGAGAGACTGGTATGATGCGCCTTGGTACTGTTCCTGTTCAACACTGCCTCGATCCTGAACGTTCCCTCGTCCACGAGTGTATCGTCAGTCTGCCAGCGGATGTTCCTGATTATGTCGTCTACAGCCACATCCTCACCGATGTTCATTAACAGCTTATACGTTTGCGCCATTGGAAATCCGGCTGCCTCGTCAGCTATCCGTTCCGTTTTGGCAATGAACCGGCAGTTGATCGTGCCTACGTCTGCCCAGTCCGGTATCAGTTCACCGGACGCGCTTTGTGCTGGCGTATTACGCTGAACGACACAGGTATGGAGCAAATGCTTCTTGAAGTGCACATTCGCCATTAGCTAGTATCTCCAGCGTCCAGGTCTATGTATCCTTTGACCTCTATGGTGGCCCGTTTCATACCAGCCGTTGCCAAAACGCCAGAACAATCGAGCATCATCGCCTGTTGCCCGTAGAGTGATGCCTTTAGTCCCTCACCATCAACGCCCATGTACGTCACTGCCCACTCCGAGTCAACCTTCTCACTCTTCGTCTGCCGCTCGTACATCGTGAGGAAATGCGCGGCAAGCAGAAGTTGAATTTGACAGAGCATATCGCCACCACCACAGTCGCCGAGCTTACCAGATAGCGCAAGTGTGCGGAAGTAGGCCATGTTGATAAAGTTATGGATCCGCACATCTAACAGATCGGTGTCTATGATCTCTTTTACGTCGTCGGCGTCTATGCAGGCATTGACGTTCAAGGTCGCCATTATGCGCCCCGCTGAACCACAAACGCTTCTACATCGCCTTTGGTGATACGACCGTCACGACCGCTGCCAGAGACCTCAGATAAGTCCAGTCCTGTGGCCTCTGCAAACTCCATTGCCGCAGCCGTTGCGCTCGTAGTTTCCACGTGGAAACCACGCTCAAACTTGTCGCCAAAAGCGATGAATTCAGCATCGGTTACCTGGATCACATCACCTGCAACGCACTGACCAGACCGGTGAGTGCATCCGGGTTTTACTTTGACAGTGTGCATTGGACCTCCTTGCAGACCGTTATTTAGCAGCCGGTGGCGTGGGCGATACCACTGTTCCCGCTGTAATCCGTGCGGAGTCTCGGTATCGCACTCATCATCACGACGAAGAAGAGTGCCGAGCCATCCGGGCTTTCCCACTGGCGATTCTCCAGCGAGAGGGCAATCACCAGATCAACCACATCCCTGGTAAGCTGTACCATGACCAACTCGCTATCCGGGATAAGATCGTTAGCCTTGACGAACTCGATCTGCGGGATAGTCTCCACAGTCTCAAGCGCGGTCTGGCCGCTGCCATCGGTATGACGATCCAGCATCTCGTGATACTGGGTGTTGGCAATGTAACAGCCGAACGGGCCATAGTAGCGTTTCGCAGCCAACGCACTCATCATACCCAGGAATGTCGGTCTGACCTGAGAGATAGTGCCAAAGTCCCCGCCGCCGTAGCCAGCCGCGGTGTTGGTATCACGTGCAGCCAGGGTTCGGTAACCAGGGATGTCAGAGCCATGCACCACGATGCCAGCCTCGCCGTTGATCAAAATGTCCTCGGCTTTTTCGGCAACGGCGATTGCCGCCGCGTCGGCTTCAGACACTTCAACGTCACGACCTGCGCTACGTGCTACGAGCAGTTCACGCCTGCCGATGCCGTACTCTGCCGAGATGATCGGGATGGGCACGCCATACGTCTTCATATCAGTGCGGTCGTTGTTACGCCGCGACCTGAAGTCCATCGTCACGTCAGCAGCGATACGTTCGCTTGCCACACGCCATTTGCTAAACTCTTCTGCCAAAGTGGTGGTGGTGGTCAGCTTGGCGTCCACCAGGTCTTGGTAGGCATTGAGCCGCTGCTGGCCGCGAGCGATGATCACCGAGTCCAGTTTCTCCCACTCTTCGCGGGACAAGAAACTGTTGATTTTCAGACCGTCCGCGCCATAGGCAATGCCTTGTTTGTCGTAGAAAGCAGGTCGGCTTGAATTCGTCACAAAGTCGACGGCCTCCACGCCTCGTAAAATCTTCACAGTCATTTTTTCGTCTCCTTAGAGAATCCGCACAGCCAACCGCGCCGGTCCGCCGGTGTTATTCACCAGGTCTGCATCGGCGACACCGACCAGAGAATTGATGAGTGAGCCTGCCGCAACAACGGTCAGATGTCCGTTACCGTCACTCTCAAGCAGTGACACGCCCTTGACCGCAGTCTGTCCATTCGCCAAGAACATGTTGAACACGTCCCCGGGCGAACCTTCGGCATAGTAGCAAGTGTCGTCGGCTGCATACTCAATGTCGATAGCTGCCTGCAACGGATGAGTGATGGTGTCGGGCGTGATAGTCTCCAACACGACCAACGTACCAACAGTTACGCCGTTAGCCGTCGCGTGCAACTCCAGTTCCTCATCCGCGTTAAAGCGCACCAGTTCGCCGGGGCACAACGCATGGTCGGCGATAGCCTCTTTGCGAACGACTCCGTTAAGATTCGCGCTTTTCAGTACGATAGTGTGTCTCGTGGTTGTACGAGCCATGCTTACGCCTCCTTCGGTTCACGCGAGAAAACATCCGGCATCGGAAATGGGATCAGTTCCTCGCTGTTCTGAATTGGCCCACCGCCTTGACCTGCATAGTCAGCTGGCAACAGATTGATTCGCAGTGTTTTTAGAGCCTCATCACTGAGTGTCTCCAATTGTTCTGCCGAGAGCGTGGACAGTGAAGCTACCTCGTTGACCAAAACGCGTCGCCCGTCGGCGGCTTCTTGCGCAAGCCGTTGGGCATTGGTCAAAATTGCACGCACTGCATCCGCTCCGCCAAACTCTTCAGCCAGTGTCGAAAAGGCATCGGGGAGAGGGGCCTCATCGGGTTCTGGAACAACTTCGCTGGGTTCCACAGCCGTGACGTTTCCAGCATCCGCCTCGGCTACGGGTATTTCCTCGCTACCAGGTGGCATTTCCTCCTCAGCACCCAAACTCTCCAGATATGCCACGAGAGCTTCCAATGCCGCGTCGTCCATGCCCTGCAACAGTTCATCGGACAGGCCCAGCCGACCATCGTCCGAGATTGCCTTGATCATTTCGTCCTTGTTCATTTGATTCGTTGCCTCCTGAATCAACTCATACGCAACCTCTACGCGCTCAGGCTGCCCGAATGTAACCTCGCCAGCATCAATGCTGGCGTCAAAAACCTCGTTCTTGGCAAGTCCAAGAGCCTTGAGAATAACTTGCAACGCCTTGGCTAACTTGCTTTCCTCTGTGCGAAAGTGGTCGTCAAGCAAAGTCTCTGCTTTTGCCTGCGCTGAGGCGAGTGCCGATGCAGGAATGTCAGCCATTGATCCACGCCCACCTAGAACCGCGCGAACCGCACCGGCGTTTAGCTTGTTCGTGGATGGGTTGACGACGGGGAAAAAGCGGAGATCGCGCATGTTATCAGCTTTTGGATCGCCAAGCAATGACCTAGCGGCGATCCAATCTTTCATAGCCTGCGGCGCGTTTTCCACTTTGACAGGTGCATCGGCAGGCAGTTCTGCTGCCGTGTTTTTGTAGAACCCTGCGCGATAGTCCTGAAAAGTTGTACCTACATCGGCCCAGGACGCCTCTTCCGTACCTTCAAAAGATGGCGTTCGCGCCGTGCCTAAAACGTTGATTTTCACATCGCCCTCCTCGTTTACCCTAGGAACTCCGCACCCATCCTCCCAGGAACACGCGCCCACACTGTCAAGCAGGACGGCTATGTGGTCAGGCCGTATGTTACGAGAGATACCCACAAACTCTTCATTGTCGCGTTCCCCTGCTACTTCCTCCAAGTCACGGAAGTA